TCTCTGATAAAAACTAAATTAGGGATTGGAAATATAGAAGATAGTATAAGTAAAATACAGTCAGATATTTCTACGTTAAATAGTGATTTAACCAATAAATTACGCAATATAGTAATTAAAACAAGTGGAAGTGGTACGAGCATATCTGTAACCATATCAAATTACGATAATTTAAAGTCAAAAAGTGACAAAATCGCACTATTTTTGTTTGGAAACGGAAACGGTTCTTCACGCTGTGCCATAATCTCAATAAATATGAGTAACGAAGATATTATCATTAATGCAATTACCAATGTTGTATCTGGAGATATATCATGTTCTGCAAGCAAAAATGTAATTACTATAAACAATCTTCCACAATGGGGATTTTATACGGTTATAGCACCACCAAATGTGTATATAGATCAAGGTGGAATTATATTTGATAATTAGTCTTACCTTGCATAGACATCGTAAGTAACTGTTCCTGTTGGAGATACTACTTGCCAACTTGAAGCAAAATAAACAACATTTTCATCTTTGCATGCCATAAAACTTGCGTGATAAGTGTTGTCATACCAGTAACCATCAGATATACGCTTTGTTTCTGTTAAATTTGGAAACATGAACGTAAATTGCGGACTTGTTGCATTTTTTGAACGGCAGTCAATCCGTTTATTATCAAGAAAGAATATGTTTTTTCTATTTAAATGGAACGTCAACTCCACCAATTATAATAAGCTCATTTTTAACTTTGAATACATTCAAATAGGTTTTTAAGTTGCCGTTTGGAACTAATGTAAAATCGAAAGAAAAATCACTATTTAGTTAATAGAACTATTAAATATTAATGTATGATGCAGGAACAATCACATTTGCTATTACGACACCGTAAGATGTTGTATCTTTGCATCTTATGTCCACTGTATTGTTATGTATAGTTATGTACCCAGTATTTCCACGTGGAGTCCAACTTCCGTCAATGATTTCACAAGGAGTGAAAACTTCATTGTTAAATGTAATACCGTTGGGCAATGTTAATAAAGTTTGATTTGTATTACCGCCTGTCAAACTTTTGCCATACCATATATAAATCATTGCTAACTGACTATTTTTTTTAATAGCAAATCCATCAATGCCATAGGTTTTATACTGTAAACTTGAAAAATCACTATTTAACGTATAAATAAAAAAACACCCTGCATGAAGCAAGGTGTAAATAAATTACAAATGGAGATTAAGAAAGAAGAAAATCTCCATTCACATATTAACACAAACACTTAATAAATGAAAGGAGAAACTATGAATCTCAAATTAAGATTAAAAAATAAGGCAACATTAACATCACTGATTATGGCAGCAGTGGCATTTATCTATCAGGTTTTAGGTATCTTAAATGTCGTTGTTCCAATCTCCCAGAATGACGTAGTGCAGGTGTTGGGTATCCTTATTAACTTATTAGGAGTTATGGGTATCTTAGTTGACCCAACAACACCGGGAGTAGGAGATAGTGAACTTGCAAAAAGTAAAAATGATATTGCAGAAGTGATTGAATACAAAAAGGAGGACTAACAATGGCGAACACAGTCAATAAGGTTCTTAATGTAGCTAAAGGAGAAGTTGGTTACTTAGAAAAGAAAAGTAATAAGTATCTTAACGATAAAACAAAAAATGCAGGTAGCAACAACTACACTAAGTACGGAGCATACTTTGGTATTAACGGACCAGATGCTTACTGGTGTGACATGTTCGTGGATTGGTGTATGGTGCAGGCATACGGCAGGGATGTAGCAAAAAATCTCTTACATGGATTTAGTGCATACACTCCAACATCAGCACAAAAATTCAAAGACAGTGACCAGTGGCATAAAACACCACGGATTGGAGACCAGATTTTCTTTAAGAACTCTCAAAGAATCTGCCACACTGGGATTGTGTATGCAGTAACTGATGAGATGGTGTTCACAATCGAGGGCAACACCTCTAATGGAACAGCCGTTGTACCAAACGGTGGTGCTGTATGCAAGAAGTCTTATGCTTTAGGCAATAGTCGTATCGCAGGATATGGACGACCTAAATATGATAACGTAAAAGTATCATACAGCGTTGTAAAAAAGAACTCTTCCAAGAATGCGATCAAGTGGTTACAGAAAAAACTGAACGCAAATTGTACATACGCAAACGAACATCCATTAGCTATTGATGGAATCTGGGGAGCAAAGACAACGCAGGCTTTGAAGAAATACTGGAAACAGTTAGGATGGAACACGTCTGGAACATATGCAGGAAAGAAAACTTGCACGGCTTTGAAAAAAAATCGAAAAAAGTAGTTGCAATGTCGAAAATGATATGATATTATAAACAACGTTGAAACGAGAATGTTCCATTTTCGTTCCAACCAAAATTGAGAACAATAGAGTTTATGCGGTTTAACATAGATTTGATTCCTTGACTTTTAATCAAGTTGTCCGGGGTTCGAATCCCCGCACGCTCACTTTAAAAAGCACGGTTGCCAAATGGCTAAATACCGTGCTTTTCTTGTATTTATACAGTTTTTAAGGGTATGACCTGTCTAAAAATCATACCCTTAAAGTAACCGAAAGTATTTAAAAGTTTAAGGAAGTATTTGTTCCATACGTGTTCCATGTTCCATTTTTGTTCCAGAAACATTCTTAAAAAGCCATGATAATAAATCTTGTAGCTGTTCCATTTTTTGTTCCACTGGTTGTTCCATTTTTTGTTCCAAATCTACGAAACTTAATGCATTATTTACAGCAGACACTTTATCTTCTTTTTCCATCATGATATGGTTGTATACTTTCATTACAACTTCTTCTGAATCTCCAACTAATTTAGCAACCATCTTGATACTGATAAGTGGAATCTGGTAGCATAAACAAGAACAATAATTATGTCTGAAAACATGGCTTGTCAATCCCTCGATGATACTAGGGCTGACTGCCTGCATAGCTTTTAATATTCTGTCAAACATTCTTCGAAAACCAGATTTTGTCATAGGTTTGTAGTTTTGGTTTACAAAAAGATATTTTCTTTTGTCTTTCCTCAGCATAGATATATAGTCGGATATATAATCAAATACACTGTTAGGAATTGGAAGTATTCTTTCTCCGTTAGTTATATTTTTTACCGTTTTTACAAAAGGAATATTATCTGATATGTCGTGAGATTTAGTGATAGATACTGTATGGGCTTCTAAGTCGAAGTCACTTTCTGTTAGTGCTAGAGCTTCTCCACGCCTTAATCCACAGCCGTAAAGGATGTAGGCATACAATTTATCCATTGGTTTAAAATCTGCCGTAAAAACGGCTCTCTGTTCGTCTGGTGTCAAAGCACGTTGTTCGTCTGCTTTATATTTGATTCCCTCAAAATCGTCAAAAATGTCTGCGAATGTTTGAGCGGAGAAAATACGATCACGTACAGCACTACGCAATATTTGCTTAAACGTCATAGCAATCTGCTGTTGTGTTCGTGGATGCCCTGTAGCATGGTTTAATAGCAATTGGAAATGTTTTCGCTCAATGTCTTGCAATTTGGTATAAGCTATCGGAATAAAATGTACGTTGATAATGTTTTCATACATTTTGTTTGTATTATTAGCACGACTAAATTCTTTGTATAAATGTCTCCATTGTACAGCATATTCAATAAATAATATGTCAGTTTCAATGATTCCACGACGTTCATCCCTTAATCGTTCAAATTCTTTTACTTTCTTTTCAAGGTCCTTAGAGCTTTTTGGAGATCGCAGGTGTTTATATCTCTTCTTTCCATTATCCTTGTATGTGCCATCCCACACGTTGGTAGAATAGTAACCGTCTTTACCTTTTTTAAATTTAGCTGTTGCCATTGTATCACTCCTTTTTCTAATAATTGGAATTTGCGTTTTCTGCAAAAATGGGTACAAAAATAACAGCCATGCAAGAGTAGTTTTTATAACATTGCAAAATAATATGAATGTGTTACAATAGATATGGAATTTTCTATATTAAAATTTTACGATGTTATGGAAAAGGGTTACCGTTCTTTTTAGTCTTCTAACGGTGGCTCTTTTTTGCGTTCTTGCATAACTGATGTAGTCATGATACAATATAGGTGTTTGGCTGTACTATCTTGTATGATAACTACCTTGTATTTATATTAGATAGTGCTTTGGACTGTACCTATTTTGGCGTGGTACGGTCCTTTTTTTATTGTTATTTAACTTCCCAAGATTTACCGCAGTCTTGGCAAATTGCCATTTGTTTACTGTTAATATCTGTCTTGGATGATTTCTTTTCTTTGTATTTAGATTTTTTAGGTGTTAATGCCCACAGACCACCAGTCGCTGCGATCATACCTGCACGTCCCAGACTGTTACCTGCACGAGTCACAACACTCTTTTTACGGACCTCAGATTTTCCCTTTGTTTTAGCTGAATCCTGAACAAACTCATATCCTATATTCAAACTATGACATTTAGGACAGTATGGTGCATCCAGATAAAAAATCTTATAAAAATCTTCGGCTTTTTTGCTGTCTACCTTTTTCAAAATCTCATAGTAAGCATCCCTAGACCTGTCTTTATCCGCTTTGATTTTGCTTGCGTTAAAACCAAAATTACCGTTAAATTTACGCATTTCATAATCATAAGTTAACTGATTAATAGCATCATTTGTATAATCAAGTTTGACAATAATATCTTCTTTTGGATTCTCTTCTGCCTTATCAAAACGGCATAAATAGAAGCTGTCTTTTGTTACATAAAGTATATGTGTTAACGTAGAAAGAAAACCACTATCTGTATATTTACCTGCTGTGATAATTAAATTACTAGGTTCATTAACAATGCCTTTTTCTATAGCAATCTCAATCGTTTTTTCATCAATTTCATACTGCGGAACTTCATTATCAGCAGTAGAAACAGTAGCTAATTCTTTTAAGATTTCCTCTGTAGGGCATCCGCAGTTAGGACACGCAGGAGCTTTTTCAGAAAACTCTTTCCCACATTCAGTGCAAGTTATTAGTGCCATGTAAAATCCCTCCTTTTATAATGTATAACAGGCAACATACCAACCAAAATCCCCATCAAATCCCCATCAAGAAACCACGGTTTTATGCGGTTTGTAGGACTTTTTACATAGTAGAATCCCCAACAAATCCCCAACAAATCCCCATCAAAACACCATCAAGGTATGTTTTTTACTTCTGAAAATCTCAAAAACCACGTATTTATGCGGTTTTCAGCACTATGCAAAAAAATATTTTATTTTATGGTTGACAAATCACGTTTTATGGTGTATTTTTATTTTCTTTTATATAAATATATAGTATCTAAAGACTATAGTTATATATAACCTATATAGTATTATAATAATTAATATTTATATTTAATTAAAAAGAAAAAAATAAAACAAAAAAAGAAAAACATTAGAGCTGTTTGAATGCAATTAGCTGTGGGGTGTATCCTGTCAGCATTGCAAGTTGCTCTTTTGTATAATCTTTGTGTTCAAGTATCACTTCGTCTGGTATCAAAAGTTCAGAAGCAAATGTCTGTGCTTCTTGTTCGATAGAGTTCTCATAACAGTTCTTGCCAAATGAGAAGAAATAAAAATCTTCTTTGTGCAGGATCGCATGACCTAACTCATGAGCTAAGACCTCGTAATACTTTTTTTCGTTTTCTAATAATTTTTCGTTTATGTAAATAAAATCTCTTTCGTGAATCTTTAAATAGCAACCAGATATTTTTTTTAAGTCCCCGATCTGGATGATTATGTCTAATTCTTTTGCAAGCCTAACAGGGTTTCTGGTTTCGTATTTTTTAATCAAATTGTATACAATAGATTTAATTTGATTATGATTCATACATCCATATCCTTTCTTCACTTATTTTTCTGTTCAAGATATATAAGTGACATTTCATATTGAGCTAATATTGCGTCAAGAGATTCATCATCAAGTTTTTCCCCATCGTAGTAGATAGGGTGTCTAGTCCTGTTTTTTAGTAAATCTCTCATTCTCTCCAGTTCGTCTTTGATGTCTATTACACAGTTATCTTTTTCTTTTTTATCCTCCTCCTTTCCTGTCATTAGGTAATCAACTGTTACACCGAAAAAATCGGCAATCTTCTGTAACTTTTTGATGCCTGGTTTACTTCTACCAACTTTCCAATCAGAAAAAGTTGACTTAGAAACGCTAGCTTCTCTTGCTACATCAGAATCTTTCAGACCTCTTTCGTCACGCAGTTTTTGATAAATTTCGTACATAAAGCACCGCCTTTTTAAAAAAAGTTCCAAAATCCGTACAAAAACTATTGACAAGTTCTAGAATCCGAATTATAATATAACCATAAGTTCGGAAAAAAGAACAGCCATTGGTAAGTTCTTGTTATGATTTTTCTTTACATTTCATATTATAACTGATTTCCGAACTAAAATCAATAGAAACGTTCGGAAAGGAGTAAATATGTATAAAAAATATTGTGCGTTAAGGGACAAAAGGAATCTGACAGATTACAGAGTGTCAGAAGATACAGGAATTGTAAGGTCTACGTTTACGGATTGGAAAACAGGAAGAAGTAAACCGGGCATCAAAAAGTTAAAGGCATTAGCCGATTACTTTGGCGTGACAGTAGATTATTTTTTAGAGGAGAGTGAGTAGTGAAGAAAAGATATTCTCATAAAAAAATGAGAGCATGGTCAGAGTACCCATTGATTACAAGAATATCTTTTGTGCTTTCTTGTACAGCATTGGTACTTGCGATTGCGAGATTGCTACTTAAATAGACTGACGATAAGAGCTATGAAGCTTAGAAGATAGCAGAAAAGAGGGTGTATATGAATTTTGATGATTTGTTCTACTACCTAAATTACGGCAGAACGAGAAAACAAAAGAAGAGAGACTTAATGTTTTTAAGAACTCTCTTCTTCATAAAGCTTGCTACATTGATTTTGATGATAGTAATGCTTGCTATTTATGTATATCTACTAATAGCGAAATAAAAGCAATGACAACAGAAATAAAAGCTAAAGCAGTATTGATAAGGACCATACCTTTAGTCCATAACCATTCTTTACGAATTGCTTTGATAAGCTGTTTATCATTTTCTAAAAATTTTAAAATTTCATCTTGAACCTTTTGATTTTTGGAATAGTCAGAAGATTTCATTTTATCAATGGTTTCTTCATCTGGTTTATCAAGATGCGGTAAAGGATTTTTAGACATAGTACACCTCCTAGGGAGATTATAACACAGAAAGGAGTACAGAAATGTATATTCCACCATTTCAATTAGGAATATTTGTAGGAGCTGTAGGAGTAATTGCATTTGAAATTATAGCTGTATTAATCGACAACTACAGAAGTAAAAAGAGAAGAGAAGCACGAAAGAAATAAAAATGCCCCATGCGGTACTGGAACTACCACACAGGGCGAATGTAACCACTAACTAGCCTAGCGGAAACAAGAAGATTATAACACAATCTTCCAAGAACCGCAAGAAAGAGGTGCAGGACTTATGGAAGAAAAAGACAAAACGTGGTCAGAGATAGAAGAGTTATTCGCTACAGAGGTTATAGAGCAGAGTAAAAGGACAGCCAAACGGTGGTTCATAATCTGGTTGATAACATTTCTAACATTGGTTGGGACTAACGGAGTGTGGATATATATGTTTAATCAATACGATTATGTTAGTCAAGATGGGAGCGGAGTAAACACCTACAAGACAGACGTTAATGGAGATGTTAACAATGGGTCAGAGAATTAGAGAGAGAAAATACGGTAAGGCGAAGAAATTAGCAATTCGCAGAAATCGTAAAACTCCAAAAAAGAAGAGAAAGCGGTACAGAATCCGCAGAAAGTGAGGTAAACATGGAATACCCGAAGCCAGTTATGAAGATGGGAGAGCTTGTGAAAATGGGGTTCCCGAGGTCGTTTCTGGATGAAGCTTATCGGGAACGTGGACAAGACTTTGCACAAAAAGGTCCTAAGTCCAATTCTCCTATATTTTTCGATACAGAAAGATTTGAAAAATGGAGAATAAGAAAGCTAACAAATGAGAACCAAGCAATGCAGAGAGGAGGGTTTTAAATGAAAATGGGAGCATTTATGATGGGGTGCGGACTGTTAGTCTGCGGATTAGAGTTAATGCCATTCTGGTTTATGGGTACTTGTGTAGCCGCAGGACTGGCATTAATCGCACAAGAGCGTGATGGATGGAAATGAAAAAAGCACCCAGACATGGCAGGTCTAAAGTGCTTAACAAAAAATGCATAACAACAGTATAGCAGGAAAAGGAGAATGTGACAATGATTATTACAAAAAAAGAGTTTAAGGATGCAGCAAGAAAAGTAATTATTGAAGCAGTGAAAGAAACTAGAGACCCAAGGTTTACAGAAGAGGAAAATAAGGTAGCAGATAAAAAAATTGCAACAGGCATGACAGAGTTTTATAGCAAACTTATTGTAAAACTTTACGGACAAGATAATGAAGAATGGATATACAACAAAGAAGAAGTATTTGATAACGCAAATACAATCTTAAATGAAAGAATGGCGAATAACGATGCTATTGAAACCATTTTTGAAAATTTAGCATATACAGCAAGTGTGCTTAGACTTTTTGCAATGCTTAAAGAAAATGAGCAGGAAGAAACAGTACCAAAAGAATTTGACGTAGAAGAGATTCTGAAAGAAGCAGGGAGTGAGCAGGAATGATCGTAACAGGATACACAAACGAATATGGGACAGTAATCCCAGAAGAAGATGCAACAGAATATATCTGGAAGCAGGCGAGAAACAATGAAGAAGATAAAACATGGCTACTAGAGTATATGTGGGACGTGTTTACAGGAAATCCAAAATTCAAAAAGGAATTAGAGGAACTAAAAGAAGCTCGTTTTGATGATGTATGCAGTGTGAAAGAAGTCAATGAACAGGGAAATGTAATTCCGTATAACGGAGAATATGAACCAGATGGGAGATAGATAACATGACAATACATGAAAAGATGATGAAGATTCAGACAACATTGAAAGCACCAAAAAATCTAAGAAACTCATTCGGTGGGTATATGTACCGCAACGCAGAGGGAATCTTAGAAGCTGTGAAACCACTTCTGGAAGAACAGAAACTTGCGATGTACATAACAGATGATGTAATAGCCGTTGGAGATCGTGTCTATGTAAAAGCAACGGTAAAGGTGCAGGACATTGAAACAGAAGCAAGTGTAGTAACAACAGCACTTGCAAGAGAAGCACTTAATAAAAAGGGAATGGATGATTCTCAGATAACAGGAACGGCATCATCTTATGCACGTAAGTATGCCTTAAATGGAATCTTCTTACTGGATGATACAAAAGATGCTGATACAGACGAAAACCAGAAAGAACGCAAAGCAAGAGCTGACAAGCAAGCAGACGATAACAATGCGGATGCAATCAGAGGTATGAAGATTTCAAAAATCAAACAGGACACACTTTTGAGTCTGTGTGATGAAATGTCATTTGATATTAACAAGATTCTTGCATCTTATCATCATAAAGATATTTCAGAAATTACCGAGGGAGAATATCAGTACATTGTAGCCAACAAAGACAAGGCTAACGTAAGAAAGATTTGGAGCTGATTAGATGGAAACTAAAGCCAAAATTCATGATATATCCATTGATTTTGAAAGTGGTAAGCAGGTTATTTCCCTTGTGTGTGAAAAAGACATACGAGGGGAATATGACCGACTGAAAGATAAAGAATGTCGGCTTAAGGTTGTTCAGTACCGTGAGGGCAGGAGCTTAGATGCCAATGCATACTTTCATGTACTGGTTGGAAAGATTGCAGAAGTAACAGACAACAGCAAGGTATATATAAAGAACAAACTCATAGCAGAGTACGGACAGCATGAGATTATAAATGGTTCTCTTGTATCACTTCCGCTAGATAACGATATAGAAGTGTACGACCTTGAATTTTGCCACCTACAACCGACAGCCAGTACAACTACCAATAAGGCAGGTAAGTTGTTCAGAATCAATCTGGTAATGCGTGGGAGTCATACCTACAACACAAAGGAAATGTCTGAACTGATAAAAGGAACTGTTGCAGAAGCAAAAGAGCTTGGAATTGAGACAGCAACACCGCAGGAGATAAAAGAAATGGAAGAAAGGTGGAGAGTAAAACTTGAAAAAGCTAACTAGTGTATTTACGGAAAATATGGACTGTTGCATTTACACAGGTTCTTACATAGTGGAAAGACATCATATTTTCGGTGGTTCTAATAGGAAGAAAAGTGAAAAATATGGATTTGTCGTACCACTAAGACCAGACTTTCATCCGAACGGTGTACATTTTAACAGAAAAAATGGAGACATAGATACAAAGCTTAAGACGATGGCTCAAACATATTATGAAGAGAATATCGGTAGCAGGGAAGAGTTCAGAAAGGAGTTTGGCAAGTCATGGCTGTAACATATACGATTCAAGGCAGACTGGACGGACTTAACACTTTTATTTACGCAAACAGGACCAATCCATACAAAGGTGCCAGATGCAAAAAAACAATCAAAAAATTTGCAAGGCATACATACCACAATGGCTAAAGAAAAAGCACATAAAATTCCCAGTGATTCTGGAAATTAAGTGGTATGAAAAGAATAAAAGACGTGATCCAGACAATGTCTTTTCGGCTATTAAGTACATATTAGATAGCTTGGTAGAAGTAGGAGTGTTCCCAAACGATGGTCAGAAACAGGTAGAGGGTATCGTTAACTGGATAAAGGTCGATGCAAAGAATCCAAGAATCGAGATAACAATCTACGAAGACGGAGACAAATATTAAGCAGGAGGGCAATGATGCAAATAAACATAAATACAGACTGGGAATGGTATGAAAACGCAAATGTATTTAGATTGTTTTATCATTGCCTACTGCATACAAATTTAGAGTATAAACGGTACTGCGGAAAAGAGATAAAGGCAGGACAATTTGTTTCAAGTCGTGCAAGAATATCCGCAGAAACAGGGCTAACAGTAGACCAAGTCAGAACTGCTCTTAAGAAGCTAAAGGATACAGGGTACATATCCACAAAAAGCACAAATAAATACACGATATACACAGTAAATGAGTATCAGAAGTACATAGATTGTGGACAAGTTGCAGAAGCAACTACCGAGGAAAACACGGTGGTTGAAAATGGAACAAAAATGGAACAACCAGTGGAACGAAAAATGGAACAAACAGAGGAAAAAGTAAAGGAAACTTGTGAGAAATCAAAAGAAAATTGCGAGAAGTCAAACAAAAAAGCAATCAATGAATGTTTTGAAAGACTCTGGAAACAGTACCCGAATAAACGTGGTAAAGGGCAGGTATCAGACACAAAGAAAAAGACTCTGTATGAGATAGGAGAAGAAAAAATAGAAAGAGCTTTGAAAAGGTATCTGGATGATTTATCTAAGGACAGTAGTTGGAGAAAACCACAGAACGGCTCGACATTTTTTAACAGCGGTTACGTGGATTACCTTGACGAGAACTACGAGAAACCACCAGAACCGAAGCCACAGCGGAATCCTGCAAGTGTCTTAGAGTGCGAGAGAGACTATGACTTTGATAATTTAGAGATGCAGTTAATGCAGAAACAACTAGAGTAAGGAGTGATGAAAAAATGTATCAAATGAGTTTTTTTAGTAACGAGATAGCTTTAAGAAGTTCTTCCATTACTAAGCAGACCAGAAGAGAATCACATCAAAAGGTTAATAAAGAAGCAATGTATATCTTGATATTAGAACAACTCGAATACGGAGCAATGACAGCACGAGAGATCGCAACGGTGTTGTATAAGCATAAAAAAGTCTTAGAACCGACAAGGCAGCAAGTACAACCACGGCTAACGGAGTTAGTGCAGGACGGACGTATTGAGGTATGCGGTAAACGTCATGACAGTTTGACAGGCAGAAATGTAGCAATCTACAGAAAGGTGGTGGAAGAAGATGGGGTATAAGAAATTCACAACAGAATTTAAAAGAAAAGTTGTTGCAGAAAGTAACGCAAGACATGAGGTAAAGAGCGTTGCGAAAGAATACGGTATTGATTCATCCACCCTCTTTAAATGGAAAAAACAGAACTTAGATGAAGACAAAGAAGAAAACGCCCCATATTCTCGTGAATACATAAAAATGGTAGTAAAGACAAGACTGACAAAAAACAATACGTCAAAATCTTGCTCACAAATGTTTAAGATTCCAGAGTATTTGATTACATTTTGGACAGAAAAATTTGGGAATGAAGTAAGAAAAGAAATTGAAGCAGAACAGAAGTGTAAAAAAAGGAAACCTAGAGGTATTCATGTTACATCTAGTGCAGTTTATTGGAAATAAAAACCAAATAATACTTTTCTGGTTTGATTCTCTGCCTAAGTAACTGTAAATAATGTTTTTTGTATTTTCAGATTCTTCCATTTTTCATTTTTTATTAGGCAGAGACTCAAGCCAGAAAAGGCTTGTTGCACAGGATTTTTGTATACCACACACAACTAAATAAAAGAATCCTAGCAACGCATAAGTTACAATACAACTCGCTATTGTATAAGTCATGATTTCCCCTGCTATTAACGGCAGGGGAGAGAATGAAGAGTAAAGGAGTGGAGAAAATGGGAATTAAAAATCTAACAGAAGCAGAAGAAAAAGAGTTTTACAGACTCGTTGGGAAGATGAATGGAGAAGAACCAGACAAGAAACAGGATGCAAAGGTAAAGAAACCAGAGTATGGGCAAGAGTATTTTTTTGCCAATAGTCATGGATGGGTTGAATGTGATACGTGGCAAGATACCGCTGTAGATAACAAAAGATGGGAACTTGGAAACGTCTTTTTGATAAGAGAGAAAGCGTTATTTGATGTAGAAAAAAGAAAAGTAGAAGTTGAACTTGAACGGTATGCAAAGGAGCATAATGGTCCAATACACAGTGATAGTTTTTACCTTTCATATAACGATAGCAGTGATGAAAAACTTGACTATGAAGTGTGGAGTGTTCGCAGACCACTTGGAGCGGTACCGTTCACATCAAAACAAGTTTTAGACGATGCCATCGAAGCAGTGGGAAGAGGCATGATTCTTAAATACATCTTTGGGGTAGAAAGTGAGGGAGAGGAATGAAATTAGAAGAAGCTATTAAGCACGCAAAAGATGTTGCAACAAAGAAATATAGACAGGCTATGTTACATCGTGCAAATGCAGAAGATGAAAAACTTGACAGGTGTATTGAATGCATGAAAGAACATGAACAACTTGCAGAGTGGTTGGAAGAACTGAAAGAGTTGAGAGAATACAAGAAAAAGATGAAAGCACAGTTTCTTGATGATATTGAGAATCCGTTGGAACCAATTAAGCTAAGCAGTGCGTTAGAATCAGAGATATTTAAGTATGAGTATATGGCAGAACATGATCCGCAAAAGATTAGTCCTTTAGATTATACAATCATATATGCATTAAAACATTGTTTAGAAGAACAACTGAAAGAGGTGGGAGAAGATGAAAATTAATGCAAAAACACCAAGTATTAAAACATACACATTAAGTCATTTCAAGATTGGAGATGTTTGTATGGACGAAAAAAATGAACATTATTATCTTGTGGTTAAATCAGAAAAAGAAAAGAAACAAATCGTGGATTTAACAGAAAATGAGATTATAAGAGATGCAGGATATATGAGATTTATACCGGCAACGGCAGAACTTAATATCAAGGATGTGGGGTAAAAGAAAAATGCCAGTAGCAAGATGTAAATGTTGCAATAGCTTGTTATTCAATAAAGACGTTGGAAGAGAGTATATACAAATAAATTCAGATATGAAAATACAAAGCAGTTTTATTTGTCTTAAGTGCGAATGTGAGTTAAGAAAAGAAGATTTCTTTGAGCCGTACAGAAGCATGATGAAGTAAAGGAGTATCAATGGACTTAGAACAAAAAGCAATAGAAAGAATCAAAACAGCATCAGAAATGAGTCTTGAGTATTACAAACAACCACTTATCTGTACATACAGCGGTGGCAAGGACTCAGATGTATTGTTAGAACTATTCAAACGTTCTGGAGTTCCTTTTGAAGTACAGCACAGTCACACCACAGCGGATGCACCACAAACAGTGTGGCACGTCCGTGACAATTTCAAGAAATTGGAAGAGGGGGGGGGATAAAGTGCAGTATTAACTATCCAAGGAAGCCAGACGGAACTAGAATCACAATGTGGAATCTTATCCCTAAGAAACTTATGCCGCCTACACGGCTTGTAAGATATTGTTGTCAAGAACTTAAGGAAAATAACAGCAATGGAAGATATATTGCAACAGGTGTTAGATGGGACGAAAGCACAAAACGAAAAAATATGTGGGATGAGTTCGAAAGAATCGGAAGTAGTAAAAAGACAGCAGAAAAATTCAATACAGTAATGCTTAGCAATGATAACGATTCCAAAAGAAGAATCACGGAATTGTGTATGCAGAAAGCAAAAATGACTGTAAATCCTATTGTTGATTGGAAAGAGGAAGATATATGGAATTACATAGATCAAGAACATATATACACTAATGAACTGTATCAATGTGGATATAAAAGAGTTGGATGCATCGGTTGCCCAATGGCAGGCAGAAAAGGAAGATTAAAGGAATTTTACGATTTTCCAAAATTCAAACTAAATTATATCAGAGCATTTGACAGGATGTTAGAAGCAAGAAAAGCAAAGAATCTTCCTACACAGTGGGAATCTGGAGAAGAAGTATTCCTGTGGTGGATAGAAGATAAGAATGTTGCAGGGCAAAGAGAATTTAAGGTAGCAGAAAACGGACAACTTATGTGGTAAAGGAGAAAGAATATGATTTCAAGAAAAACAACAACAGATTTCTTAAGCAAGCTTCTTTGTAAAGAGAAGTTAATAGGAATCGGAAAGCACTATGCACGAGAAGTCACTGTAGATTATGGTACAGGTAAAGCAAAAAGAGTTGACTTTATGCAATTTGTACCAGATGGACAGTGTAGTGTATCAGCTTTAGAAAAAGGCATTTTCGTTTGTTATGAAATTAAAAGTTGCAAAGAAGATGTTTACAGCGGAAACGGACTTAATTTTTTAGGAGAGAAAAACTATATTGTTACAACGTTAGAGTGCGGCAAAGAGTTATTGACAGATATTAGGTCTGGGAAGTTAAAGGAATACATACAAGAGTATTATCCAGATTCATCTACAAACTTTGGAATAATGGTAGCTGTCAGAGGTACAAAAGATGGATTTTATGATGGAGAAATAACAGTAGACAGTGATGTTAATAAATGGTATTTAAAGACAATTGCTAATTGCAGAACAGGGTTAAGAAGAAAAAGCATAGTAGAACTGTTGTTTTGTATGTTAAGAGCGAAAGGAGATTGACATGGACGTTATCAAACAAATAGATTACATGATTGCTTGCCTAGAGATGGCAAAAGAAGAAATCAACTATAAAAAAAGATATGAAATGAAAATAAAAATGAGAGAAGATAACGACTGGAACTGGTACGAGAGAAACAGAACACCAAGCAATACACTTATCAAAGAAAATCTTAGAAATGTTGGAAGAACAGGATTCAAGCTTGCGAAAGATTTAGAGGTGGGAGAATGATATTAAAAATCTTACTTGTTATCATTGGTGTTTTCTTAGGACTGGTGGGCAGTGGTTTCTGCCAGTCCGCTAAAGCAAGAGATACGATTACAATGACGTTAGAAGATTATGAACACATCGGTGCTGTATTTAACAGCTTGCCGATAAGAGAACGACATAAGAACTTAAAAAAGCAGGACGTTGCGTTATATAGATGCCCTAAGTGTGGAAACTACATAGCAGAATGGACAGAAGTTTGTGAGTGTGGGAATCGGTTAGACTGGGGAGAAAGTGAGGACTTACATGTTAATAATGACAAAAGATAGAGAGATTCTGAATCTTGATAATGTTCTTGAAATTCGGGCAAACGAAGAAAATGTAGAATAGAGGACAAAGGGTTATCAAGCTATAAAGGAGTGTTATAAATGAACGGTAAAGAATATCAAGTAAAGGCAATGCGAACTAATGACGGATTAGGAATAGAAAGAATAATGAATATGGCTGATAATTTAGAACAGGGAGTAGAGGACAACGTACCAGACACAGGCATTGACTTGGACGGAATTATTAACGGATTATTCGGATTATCTGGAGAAGTTGGAGAGCTTACTGACATGGTTAAAAAATGGATATTCCATGAAAGCAAGTTTGACGAGGAACACGCAAAAAAAGAACTTGGGGATGTAATGTGGTATGTTGCTATGATTTGTGAATCATTTAATTGGTCGTTGGATGAAATTATGCAAATGAACATTGAAAAATTAGAGAAACGTTATCCAGATGGATTTGACGTTATCAAAGCAAATAACAGAAGTCCAGAAGATGTATAAAGTGGGGGCGTTGTTATGAGAGGGAAAGATAATCCGTGCTATGGGTGCACAGAAGCCACAGGAAGAGCTTATAATTGCCATACCCTATGTGACAGCTATAAACAGTTTCAAGACGATTGCGAGGAAGAGAGGGATGTTATCAAGAGAAAAAATCCTTATTATAAGTCGTTATCAAAAGAAAAATTTATGAAACGGAATGCTTTAAACAGGAACAGGAGGGGAAGAAAGTGACAGGGTTATCAATAGACGTTATCAAAAATCAGATACGATTATCAAAAATGTTTGTAGGAAGTGAAGCGGTATCAACTAAGGCATTGAAAGAACTTCTTGAGTACAAAGAAACAGGGTTGACACCGCAGGACATAAAAGAAATGGACAAGCTATACTTAGAAAAATGTAAAGAAGTAAATGCACTTGTAAAGACCTGTGAACAGTTAGAAAAGGAGAAAAGATGAATAAGCAAGACTTATATACCCTATGTACATTAATACCGCCTATGGACGATTACAGCGGTCACAATATGTATCTATGCGGTAAACGTGACGGATTCAATGAGTGTGTGCAGATGTTAAAAGACAATCTGGAAAGTATCAATGAGGAGCAGGGACATGAATCGTGATCAGTTCCAAAAGTGGATTGACGAGAACGGAACAGGACAGAGAGAAAACAAGAGCTGCAACGGCATAGACTGGGTACTTGTTAGCATGAAAGATACGTGGATAGCTTTATTTGAGTACGTGAACGGCTCATATATCCCTTATATCCAGTGCAAGGATAAAGAACACGCATTAAGTTATATAAATGTCTTAGAGCGTCCGTCAGTGCCTTTTGACGTGATATAAAAAAGAGCCGTAGGTTAATTCCTACGGCTTATTCTATGCGTTCAAATACAATTTTTTTAATGATTCATTATCTGGATAGTCTAAATCCAACCACCTATCAAAAGCTTCTGGATTTCTCTTTTCCAGTTCATCCATAATCCAACCACGGACCATGGACAATTCAAGACTAATTGGTATAGCTTCGGTCATGTCAAATTCTTTTATAAGCTGTTCTACTGATAATCTACTCAGCATAGCTCTTGCGTTCTTTTTTGCGTTCTTGGTCATATTTCCCAACTTTCTACCCTCGTAACCTCCGGGGTGGGTGGTGTATGTTATGCATTGATAAGTTGCTCCCAGTTAGTGTGTTCCTTATCGAATTTTTCTAGCTCTTTTTCTCTTTCGTAATAGGCTTCGAGTTCTAAAGCTTCGATTTCTTCCAAGCTAAAACCAAGCTTAGAAAGATTATCAGCTAGTTCATCACAAAGTAAAGAAGCTTCTAAATCTTGACGGTAAATGAAAATTTTTACCGCATTTTTATAACCTCGGATTGCTGAATTTTTAGCAACCTCTTCTTTAAATTTTTTGTCGATTTTTCTACCTCTGTAATAATCCATGATTTTCAACCTCCTAAATTCTTTCTAAAATCTTCTTACAAGCTTTTACATATCCGTCTGGAAGTGTTTCGGTGTTCATCTTCCCACCGCTTGCTCTCCAGTCGAGATACTTTTTAACTTCTTCTTTTTCTTCATTTAGTTCGTAAATAAATTCTTCGTAAGAAACGAAGTCCTCATTTTCGACTAACTTTTCAATTTCTTTTCTTAATTCTTTCATCTTATTATCTCCTTTTCTGATTGCTTTGTTCTCTTAATTTACTTTTGTTATACATAAAATCTATGCATATGTCAATGGAAAAGTACATAAAAATTATGTATAAAATTCTTGAAGTAAAATTATGGGTATGATATAATAATTAAAAAGGAGGGAAAAGAATGATAAAATACAAATTAGATGTGCAGGAAGAATTAAAGAAAAAAGGATACACTTCTTATATAATAAGAAAAAACAAGTATTTAAGCGAGGGAACACTTGCAAAGATAAAGCGAGGAGAACCAATAAATATGAAAAGTCTTAATGCTATTTGCTGCATGCTTAGAAAAAATGTAGATGATGTAATTGATATAGAAATAACAGACGATGAAAAGATAAAATATTTTATCTGAAAAGTGTTGACTTATACATAAATATTATGTATAATAAAGACAGTTAAAGGAGATCAGCAAAAAGAAAAGGAGTGTTGAAAATGAAAGAATTAAAAATTAAAAAATAAAAAATTAGTATTAGCGGCAATCGCAAGAGAAATGAACTTCTGGTATGACGTGTCTTTGAAAACAGACAGCGAAATTACAAAAGAAGAAGCAGAAAAGAAAATTATCGGACTGCATGAAGCATACTTTGAAATCCGAGGAAGCAAGGGGCATGTTTCTTACGTTGCAGGAGTAGACGAAGAAGCAGGAGATGTTGACAGCATGTACAATCTTGTACTACAAAGGCATTAATAAAAAGAGTGTAAACAAAGGCACTTCCCGCTATGGTATAATTATATTAGATAATAACCATAGTCGGGAGGTGTCTTTTTTGATTAATAACAAACTAAAGAATTGCTGTAACGATTGCGTACATTGTGAGATCGTGACGGAGACAAAGAGAAGAGCTATCCCAGAGGATAAGACGGAAGTGGTACTTGTAAATATAAAGTGTAGTCACATGTGTGTATGCAGTAGATACCAGAAAGAGGTGCAGGATGGAAGATAAAAGCCTGTGTTGTGCAGGATGCAAGAACACACTATCTGACAGAGGGATTATGTACTGCACTAAGGATAACGGTAAAAAAATAATAAAAGACAGGTATCTGACTGTATGTGATGATTACAAGACAGCAGGACCGACAACAAAGGTGTATGCAAACGAAAGGACGTGAGACAATGGGAGCAGGTGGTAGACCGCCTAAATACAAGAGTGTAAAAGAAATGCAGAAAAAGATAGATGAATACTTTGAAAGCTGCGAGGGAAAACCATTAGTCATTAATGGGGAACAGCAGTACAACAAACAAGGGTATCCAATCATCCTTGACAGAAAGCATCCTACGATAACAGGATTAGCACTTGCGTTGGGATTCAGTGGCAGAAGTGATCTACTGTATTATCAAAAACATAAAAAAGACAGTGATAAGTTTTACGACACTATCACGCGTGCGAAGAGCAGAGTTGAAGCACAAATGGAAGAAAGTTTATTTCATAAAGACAGCTCAAACGGTGCACAATTTGCACTGAGAAATAATTTTAAAGACTGGGATGCAGACAAGAAACAGGAAGAGAGTAAAACAGAGGGAATTACGATCGTGAACAATATCCCTAGAGAGTAAGGAGCGGTTACATGGTTAATCTAACAGATGTAATTGCTCCATCTTTTTACAACGTGCATTGGGATATTCAAGACGGCAAGCATACCTATTATGACTTGTATGGCGGTCGTGGTTCTTGTAAGTCCTCGTTTGTGTCTGTAGAGATTGTACTGGGTATGATGCAGGACGAAACAAACGGAGAATTTACAAATGCGGCAGTATATCGAAAGGTAAAAGATACTTGCAGATCATCAGTATTTGAACAGATAGAATGGGCAATAGATGCGTTAGGTGTTTCTGATTTGTGGGAATCGTCTGTAAGTCCTATGCAACACACATACAAGCCGACAGGACAAAAGATATTGTATAGAGGTCTTGACAAAGCAAAAAAATCAAAATCTGTAAAAGTGTCTAAAGGATATATAAAATATTTGTGGTTCGAGGAATTGGATGAGTTTGCAGGGATTAAAGAAATCCGAACAGTACAGCAATCTATATTGCGTGGTGGTCCTAAGTTTGTTGTGTTTAAGACATTTAACCCACCAATCAGCATTAATAACTGGGCGAATAAGTATGTAGCAGAAGCAAGAGAGGACAGCTATAGGCATAAGAGCAATTATACAACGGTTCCTGCGGAGTGGTTAGGACCTCAGTTCTATGTCGATGCAGACTACCTAAAAGCAACAAATGAACGAGCATACAAGCATGAGTATTTGGGAATCCCTGTAGGACTTGGTACAAACATTTTCGAACTTCTGGAAATCCGCACGATCACGGACGAAGAGATATCAAGGCAGGAAAAAATATACCAAGGGCAGGACTGGGGATACTATCCAGATCCGAAAGCTTTTGTCAGATGTGCATATATGCCTGCATCACAAAAAATCTTGTGCATAGACGAATTAGGCGGTCAGAAGATAAGAAACACCGCTATGGCTAAATTGATAACAGGCAAGGGATACAACGATTATAGTATTAGTTGTGGAGCTGACGAGATAGAAAGCATCTTAGACTTTAGAGATGCAGGACTTGTGGCAAACAAAACAAACGTATATCCGGGTAGTCGCAAGTATAGTTATGAATGGCTACAGTGCAGGACCTTAGTCATAGACCCTGCGAGAACCCCACGGCTGTATGAAGAGGTAATAAGCTACGAGCATGAAGTGGATGAAAACGGAGAGATTAAGGCGGATTATCCAGACGGCAACGACCATTTTATTGATGCATTAAGATATGCGACAAGTCCAATGAGCATGAGACGTGGCGAGAGTGCATAAAGGAGATAGAAACAATAATGATAAATCTAAAAGACGTAAGATGTGTAAAAATCGGAAGTGTGCTGTTACATGTAAATGACATTACAGAGATAGCATGGCACCATGGGATTGTAGAGATAAACGTAAACAGTGATCTAATGCAAGCAGACATAAAAACAAATATAAAAAATGTCGAGCTTGTGACGGTGGAATAGATGGGTATAATAAGCAGAATGAAAGAGATATTAAGTTCCCTTTTTAGACAAAGGGCAAGAGAAGAATTTAAGATAGACACTGCGACTAGTCCAGAGATGCAGAGAGCTATAGAAAAATGTGCATACATCTATAAGGGCAGTCCGTACTGGTTAGACAAGGACGAACATATCAAGACTATCAACTTTGCAAAAGCAGTGTGTAGTGAGACAGCACGCCTTGCTACACTTGCAATAGGCGTAGAGATAGATGGCAGTGCAAGAGCGGATTGGTTGCAGGAGCAGATTGAAAAGGAATTAGAGCAGGTACGGCACCATGTAGAATATGGCTGTGCATACGGTACAGTTGTATTAAAGCCTAACGGCTCAAGTGTGGACTTGATTACACCAGAAAACTTTATTGTAACAGATGAAAGCAATGGAGAAATTCAAGGCATTGTGTTTGTACATAGAGAAATTTCTAGTGATGGCAGGACGTATTACACGAAGCTAGAGTATCATAGGTACATCGAGGACGTGTATCAGATTACAAATAGGTGCTATGCTTCTAAGGATGCCAACGACACAGGGAAACCGATTGACATAGACGAGACACCTTGGAGGGGAGAACTGGAAGATGTAGGACTTACAAACCTAAACGGACAACGTCTGTATGCAGTTCTTAGGACACCGCAGGCGAACAATGTAGACTTGCATTGTAGTTTAGGATTGCCTATCTTTTATGAGGCAATAGAAGAACTAAAAGATTTAGACACTGCATACAGCAGGAACGCAACAGAGATATTCGACAGCCGAAGAATGTTGCTGCTAGACTCCGACAAGTTAATGGAGACTGGTACAAGGGTAAACAATACTCAAGATGGATTTGAGAGAAGCAAGAAGCGGTTGAGATTACCAGAGTTTGTTAAGAATGTAAACAGCACAGACATTAAAGGATTCTATCAAGAGGTAAACCCAAGTCTCAACACGGATACACGACTGACAGGAATCAATGCCCTATTGTCACAGATCGGATATAAATGCGGATTTAGCAACGGATACTTTGTATTTAACGAAACGACAGGGATTCAGACAGCTACAGGCGTAGAAGCAGAGCAACAAAGGACAATACAATTTGTTAAGGACGTAAGAGACAAATTACAAGCCTGCATGGATGATTTAATAGCTGCACTTAATATATTCGCTGATCTGTACCAATTAGCACCAAGAGGATCGTATGAAACCGTGTATGACTTTGGAGACATTACATACAACGAAGATGAAGATAGAGCGAGATGGTACAGCTATGTTACTTCTAACAAGATTCCATTCTGGTACTATCTAGTTAAATTTGAGGGATTCAGTGAAGAAGAAGCAAAAGCACTTGAAGAAGAAGCACAACCGAAAGAACCAGACTTATTCGGGGGAGATGAAGAATAATGCTAACGCCAGATTACTTATGGTATGTGCCAGAAAAAGCAGAGAAGCAGGCGGAAGAACTGCATAATAAGATTGTATCCGTCATTATCGAACGAATGATGATAAGGCTAGGACGTGGGGAAGATTACCTTTTTACTCATATTGACAAGTGGCAGATGGATGTATTGCAGGATGCAGGGTATATCTTGCAAGCGGTGCAGGCAGAGATAGCACAAACAACAAAGATAGGAATTGATACAATCGCACGGACCATGAAAGAAGCAGGTATAAAAGCCTTAGAATGGGATGATGCAGTGTATAAAAAGGCAGGTCTTGAACCAAAACCACTAGGGGAAAGTCCTTATCTACAACGATTATTACAAAGAAATTATGAAAAGACCAAGGGAGAAATGCATAACTACACTGGTACGATGCCGAACGCCTGCCACGATAACTACATAGATGCAGTGGATAAGGCATATAACCAAACTGCAAGCGGTACAACAAGCTACACAGAAGCTGTCAAAGAAGCGGTTAACGACATTATAGACAAGGGTGCAGACGTAACCTATCCAAGTGGACGTAGAGACAGCATAGAGACAGCTACAGCGAGAGCGGTCCGTACTGGTGTAAGCCAGATGGCAGCAGATATTACAGACGCACGTATGGATGAGATGGATTGGGATATTATCCTAACATCAGCACATCTTGGAGCCAGAATCGGAAACGGTGGGGACAATTTAACCAATCATTTCTGGTGGCAAGGCAAGTTTTACAGCAAAAGCGGTAATGACCCAAGATTTCCGCCTTTTTCGGTCTGCGGTATGGGAAACGTGCAGGGAATCCACGGGGCAAACTGCCGGCACTCCCACGGTCCGGGGGATGGAATAAACAATCCGTTTGAGGACTTTGACAGCGAAGAGAATCGCAAGGAATACCAGAAACGAAAACGACAGCGAGAACTTGAAAGACGTATCAGAAAGACGAAACGGCAATTAATCGGCATGAAAACGGCTGTGGATAATGCAAAGGACGAAGCCTTAAAGCATGATCTTGACATGGGGTATCAGAAAAAGGCGGCACTATTGCAGAAGCAGAACAAAGCCTACAATGATTACTGCGAAGAGAACAATCTTAAGAAGCAGAGCGAACGACTAAACACGGCAGATTGGAACAGGAGTCAAGCATCATCAGCACGAGGTGCAGCGACACGATACAACAATGCACGAGGTAAATAATGGATACTATAAACAAAATTATGGTAGCCTGTGGGTGGATTATAACAATTGGTAGTGCGATAGGAGTCTTATATACTGCCTATAAGCATTACAAGAAGCCTACGGACGATATGAAACATCGAATAGATCATATAGAGACAGATATTAAAGAAATTAAACAAAAGCTAAATAGTGACTACAGTGCTATTAATAATCAACGTGATGATATGAACCTAGTCATGAAAAGCATGTTTAATTTGATTGAGAACAAGATCACAGGAAATAACATTGAGGGTCTAAAAAAAACCAGAGACGATCTGATAAATGCGTTGACAACACACGACAAACAGTGAGGTGTTTGCTTTTGAAAGTATATGATTTTACCGTACCCGAACTAAATATGTTCCGTACGTATTGCAACTTCACAGATGTTGAAAGAACATTGTTCGAGTATCGGGCAAAGAATATACCACTAGAGAAATGTGCAGAGCTTATGAACGTAAGTCTGTCTACAGCAAAGAGAATCAGCAGGAGAGTTAATAACAAGATTATTAGAGTATGTTAAGGAGAAGCATAATGGCTAAATATGTAAAGAAACCAGTTGTGATTGAAGCAGTTACATATGATGAGCTTATAAAAAATGGACATGGTAAACCAATAGAACTTGAATACAATGGATATATTATCAAAAGATATGATGATGATCACTATATCATTCCAACATTAGAGGGAGATATGTTACTTGGAAAAGATGATATGCTTATAACTGGTGTGGACGGGGAAATCTACCCATGTAAGAAAGAAATCTTTGAAAAGACTTACGAAAAGGTGTAAAAAAGAGGGTATTGAAAAGGCGAAAATCCATGATACAATATAAATGTAACAAGTAATAAGTTGTTGAATAAATCATTATAAGATTTTCTTTTTAGTTTTAAATGAGAGTGGTTTGTTTCGGAGATACTTTTTCATGTTATAATACTTTAATCCTTTCTTTATTGTTTTGTTAGGTATATAGTACGGTGGATTCCTAACGGAGTCCGTGGAAGTATAACTCAGTTGGTCAGAGTAGTCGGCTCATAACCGACCTGTCACAGGTTCGAGTCCTGTTGCTTCCATTTGCTCACTGTTGTGGGCATAAGAAATTTTTAAATTTCCTCAAAGTAAAGACTTTGTTGGTTTTGAATTTTTCATTTTTCATCATGACACCTTTTTTCATCAATTGGTGTTCCTCAATCTTATCCTTATTGTTCAAGCACCATGACCCCTATCATGGTGCTAATTTTTTAATTTAATATGATACTTTTATGAGACTTTAACGACCTGTTAGAGTCTCTTTTTTAATGCGATAATTTACACATAAAAGGGAGGTGGAAGAGTGAACGGATATAACTATAATCCTTATGCACCAATGTATCAGCAGGATACAATGCAGTTGCAGGATAGGCTAAATCAGTTACAGCAAATGCAACAGCAGTACAATAAACCAATGCCAGAGACACAAGTTCCAACACAGAATGTTAATTGGATACAAGTTGCAGGCATAGAGGGAGCAAAGAACCAGATCGTACAGCCAGGGGCTACAGCATGGATGATGGATAACAATGCACCTTTCTTTTATGTAAAGAGTGTAGATGGAATGGGCAGTGCAACTTTTAAGGTATTTAGATTCGAGGAGATACCGCCAGAAGCCACGCAGAACGCCCAAAAACAAAATGTAAACTATGATAATAGATATGTTACAAGAACAGAGTTTGAAGAACTTCTAGCAAAGCTAGGAGAGCAACCAGAGAAAGGAGAGTTAAGCAATGAGTAATCCTTTAATGAACATGATAGGCGGTATGATAGGAAACAACAACCCTATGCAAATGGTACAGCAGGTAATGGGCATGGTAAGAGGGTCTAACAATCCGCAGTCTATGGTTGAGAGCATGGCACAGACAAACCCTGCGATCAAGCAGGCAATGGAAATGTGCAAGGGAAAGAACCCACAAGAAGTGTTTAATAGCCTATGCCAACAGCAGGGCATGAATCCACAGGATATTGTGGACAAAGTGAACAAATAGATATTAAGCGGTGCACAGCTTGGTAAATAAATTTATGGAGGACAACAACAATGAATGAAGCAATGGGACTCACTGCGGCAGATGTAGCGGCAGTGACAAGAAATGACGGATATGATAACGGCTTCGGCAACGGTGGTTGGTGGATTTGGATTATCTTAATTGCTTTCCTTTTCTGTGGTAACGGATGGGGAAGAAATAACGATACCGTAACGACCGCAGGCGAAAATGCTTTCTTATCCGATGAGTTTGTTAAGAGAGATATTTTCAATACAAACCAGAACGTATCTAATACAGCTTGTCAGACACAGAGAGACGTATTAGAAAGCAGATACACAACACAGTTAGGATTACAGCAGATGCAGGCACAACAGCAGGCTTGTTGCTGTGAAACACAGAAAGAAGTGTTACAGAACCGCTATGATGCGGCTTTAATGGCCCAGAATATGCAGGCACAGATGGCACAGTGTTGCTGTGATATTAAGGAAACAATCCTCGCAGACGGACAGGCTACACGCCAGTTGATGCAGGACAACACAATCCAGAATCTTAGAGATAAACTTGCGGACAGAGATAGAGACTTACAGTTATCTAACTTCCAGATTTCGCAGGTATCACAGACTAAGAACATTGTGGATGCTGTTAGACCATTCCCAACACCTGCATACATTACAGCAAGTCCTTATGTATCCTATAATGGGTATGCATACGGTGGTTGCAACTGCGGAAGTGTAAATGTGTAAATAAATCAAGCTTGTTGGAAGAATCCATATCTACTAAGTAGACTAGCAATATATTGACGATAGGGTGTCGGGTTCGGCATCCTATTTTTGTTTAGGAGGGAAAATTATGTTAAATGCGGTAAATGTAGCACAGCAGGATGTAAACAGTGGTGCAAACGTACTATTTGCGAATACACGATATAGTAGCAGACGTTGTACTTGTAATTATGGGTGGCTGAATCATGTAGAGGGGTCTGGTCTGTTTACGTTAACGAATAGATCAAACTGTCCTATGACTGTAGAGGTAGAATTTAACGGAAATGTATCCGCTAATGCAGCAGGAGCAACGGCACTTGCTGTAGAGCTTAACGGAGAAGCTATTGGTGGAACAGAAATGGACTATACAGTAGTTACAGCGAACACATTTCAGAACGTGGGAGCAACAACGGTTGTAACTGTACCATCTTGCGGTAGCTTAATCGTAAGCATCGGAAATGTAGGAACAACAGCGGCAATAGTAAAAGATGCGAATATTATTATAAAGCGTATCTCTTAAGGAGGTGCGATCATGATTGAATTTACAAACAATCTTGAAGTAACAAAAACAGAAGATATCTTTGACGAGATCAACAAAAGATATGTAGCGGCTATGATGATACACGGTCAAATGGCAGACTATTTCAACTTCTTAGGTTTGAAAGGCTACAAAAGATTACATGAATACCAGTTTCTTACAGAAAGCTTGGAGAGACGTGAAGTATGCAGGTATTTTGTAGATCATCACGGCAAGCTTTTAAAAGATTCTTTTAGCGGTACTATAAAAGTGATTCCCGACTCTTGGTATACAGCCAGTAGACTAAGTATCGGAAAATCCACAAAGCAGAAAGCCGTAGAGGATGGCTTTATAGAGTATCACAACTGGGAGAAAGAGACAAAAGAAGCCTATGAGAAGTACGCACAGCAACTTAGAACAAACGGAAACGTATCGGATGCACTATTTGTAGAATGTCTGGTAAAAGACGTATCTAAAGAGCTAGAAACGGTTGAAAAGATGGTTACTGATCTAATCTCTGTAGGATACGACATGGTGTATATTACAGAGACACAGGACTGCATACATGAGAAATACAAAAAGAAGCTTAAGGAGGTCAAATTATGAGTGAAATCAAACATGTTCTGGAAGAACAGCTAGAAAGAGAAAAAAACTCAGCATTAAAACAGCTCACAACATCTAATCTTGATGCAATGTATAAGATTACAACAACATTATGCAATCTTGAAAAGATGGAGCATGGAGACATAGCGGAAACCGTCATGGATGCAGGAGAGAATCTTATTAAGAAGTACAGCAATGGCAAGTATGATAAAAATATAGATGCATTGTATGACAACTACTTAAGCGCTAAAATGGCATACAAAGAAAACGGAGATCAAGGACACCGTGATAAGCTTATGGAATCGGTCGGTAGATTGATGGTGGAAGTGTATGATATGCTTTCTTCTATGGTTATTGATTCCGACTTTATGGACGAGAGAAAAGAGATACAGCGACAGATAAAGAAACTTGCGGAAATGTAAAAAAAGAGGGTATTGAAACGGCATATTTTAGGGTTTACAATAAATATGTAGGAATTATGCAGATTTGCTACAGCCTCCTTGTAAGTACAGAGTTTTTTAAGCGTTTTTGATTACATGACGACAGGAAAAGAGTTCGAGGCTCGAGTGGGGTTCAAGTCCCCACATTTCTTTTACCTTGACTTAGGTATATAAGTCTTAATCCATTACCGCAGACATAGCGGTATACAAACAATGTAGGAGGATATATATGCAGAATTACGAACAGATTTTAGCAGAATTAGGAATCGAAATCCCAGAAGAGAAAAAGGCAGAGCTTAAAAAAAGACATGCCGAAAATTATAAGACTGTAGCTGATTATAATAAACAGGTAGAGAAAAAAGATGAATACAAAACATCTTTAGACGATGTACAGACCAGATTAGCAGAATTAGAGAAAGAAGATGTTGACGGTCTTAAGACTAAGATTACAACATTAACACAGGAGCTTGCAGACGAAAAAGAAGCAAGAGCAAAAGAAGCTAAGCAGACAGAGTTAAGAGACAAGGTAAAAGATTTCTTATCTGATAAAAAATTTGTAAATGCAATCACAGAAGACTCTATCCGTTCCCAGATGATTCAGAAGTTAGAAGAAGAGAATGGGAAAAATGCAGAAGATGTATTTAAAGAACTTACTACTAAAGATGGGAAACCAATTGAGAACATCTTGGTTGACGAAAAGAAATCACCAGCTCCTAATATCCCAAGCTTTACGACTAAGTTCAACAGCGGAGAGCAGAAAAAGGGAACACAGAAGTTAAGGGAAATGTCTTTAGACGACAGAATGAAGCTTAAGGCAGAGGACCCAGACTACTATGCAACCTTATTAAATGACAGATAGATAATACCGACTCACAATATGGAAGTGAGCCGCTAACCTAAAAATCCCTTAATAGTTGTAGGTAGATGGGACAAAGATAAGTCCTTATCTATTCTTATTTAGGGTAGAAAGGACTTTTTTTATGCCAAGAACAGGATCATTTGGTGGTTTTGATTTTGACCCAGAGGTTTTCGCTGAGTTTATGTCAGAAAACCCAACATGGAATGATGCGATTATTGCATCTGGTGTGTTAGCACAGGACAATACAATCATGGACTTAATCGGAGAAAAAGGAAACGTTGCAACAATTCCTTTTTATACACCGATTGATGAACAAGACTCACAGGCTTTGAACAACGATGGAGAAACAAACAATACACCTGTTGAAATAACAGGAAAGAAACAGACTTGCATGTTAATCCAGAGAATGAAAGCTTGGAAAGCAAAAGACTTTACAAAAGAGTTAACAGGTGCAGATCCTATGACTCATGTTGCAAACTCTGTTGCAGGATTTTATAAGCAGGTAAGAACACGTGACTTAATGACTACAGTTGATGCAGTTTTAAGCCTGTCTGGTATGGAAAACCATATTACAGACTTATCTTTAACTGGCGAGGGCACTGTAGGAGATGCAAACAAAATTGATGATACAACACTTATCTTCGCACAGCAGAAAGCTTTAGGAGATTCCGCTGACAAGATGGGATTACTTGTATTAAACTCTTACATCTACGCAAAGTACAAAGCAATGGGACTTGTTGACTACAACAAATACACTATTGCTAACGCAGTAGAAAGAGAAGTAAATCTTCCTACAATCGGTGGATTTATCCCACTGGTAACAGACAGATTTACAGTTGATACAACAGGAACAAACCCAGTATACAAAACTTATATGCTTGGTACAGGCTCAGTATTGACTTGTGATAAGACAAACTATGAAAATCCTTATTATACAGACTACGACCCAGAAACATCTGCCGGTATTGAAAAGCTGTATACAAAACAGGGTTATGTATTACATCCTAACGGATTTTCTATTAATGCTAACAAGATTGCAAAAGAGTCTCCTACAAATGCAGAGTTAGGAACTAAAGGAAACTGGTCTTTAGCATTTAACCAGAAGAATATCCGCATGGGTGTTATTAAATCCAACGGATAAAAAGGAGTGTGATTTCATGGCGTACATTGACTATGAATATTACAAAACCCTTTTTGGAGAGAAAGAAATCCCAGAAACAGACTTTAATCGTCTGGTCTGGGATTCTTGCAAGAAGATAGATAATGCCACAACAGGCGTGGATAATGTTAAAAAGCTTAAGATTGCTTTTCCAACAGATGAAGATGATGCAGAAGCGGTTAAAAGATGTGTTTGCGAACTTCTATCAATCACATATAAGATTGAACAGGCAGAAACGAGAGTTGAAACATCACAAGGCTACATCACATTAGAAGATGGAACAGTGATGAGTAAGCAGGTAGCATCTAAGAGCGCAGGAAACGAGAGTATAAGCTATGTGACTTCCAGTAACGCAGGTACGGCTACATTGATAGATAAGTGTCTAGCGGATAAGGAAGCACAAAAGCAGTTATACTCTGACACAATAAGAGACTACTTATCGGGTGTCACAGATGCCAACGGAGTAAGTCTACTGTATATGGGAATGTACCCAACGGAGTATTTATGAAAAATTGTAAAGTAAAGATTTTAGGAACAACATATAAAATCAGATTCAGACATGAGAATGAAGATGAAAAACTACAAGAATTGTCTGGTTATTGCGATTATTCAAATAAAACAATAGTCGTTGCAATTCTTGAAAAAAGTGTTGATTCCGTTGATAACATTGAATCGGTTCAAGAAAGTGTGCTTAGGCATGAGATTATGCACGCTTTCTTATATGAAAGTGGTTTAGATCGGCAGTCTTGCAACACAGATTGTTGGGCAAATAACGAAGAAATGATTGACTGGTTTGCTTTACAGTCTAAAAAGATTTTCAAAGCTTTTAAAAAAGCAGGGGCATTATAGACAGGGGGATACGATGTATAACGATACAATCACACTTTTTAATAGGTATGAAAGTAAATTAGGAGATACATGGTATCCCTCTATTTTGCATAATACGAACCTAAACATGGATAAAGCAAGCATCGTTGCAAAGTACGGTTCTGACTCACAGGACAATGCTGTATTAAACGTGCAGTATAGCCTAAAAAGCGGTCAAAAGATGGTAGGTAGTAAATTATGGCTACCACCTAAAGAATGGCTTAAACAGACAAATGATAAGCTGTCACAGACACTTACGTTTAGTTCTAAGGCGAATAGTTTTGATTTCTTTATCGTTGGCGAATGGAAGAATGAAGAACCGATTGCAGAGGATGATTATATTGACGGATTCTACGAAGAGATGAAACTTAAGTATGATTATGTCTTTGCAATAACTGGAAGTGCCTTTTACGACATAATCCCGCATTTTGAAGTAATGGCTAAGTAGGTGGTTGTATATGGCTAAGAAAAAATTAGGAAATGTTAATGTGAATACACAGAACATGATAGCTAATATCAGTCTGGCGAGATTCGATGAACAAATACAAAGTGCTCAATATTGGTTAGATAGTCAAGTTATGACTGATATGGTCCCATATATGCCACATGAAACAGGTACATTCATTAACGTAACGAGAGCAAAAAGTGCTTCTCTTGCAGGTACTGGAATGGTGTGTGCAGGTACTGGACCGATGGGACGTTTCTTGTACTATGGTAAAGGTATGGTTGACGAATTAACAGGGTCTCCATGGGCGAGAAAAGGTGCTAAGAAAGTATTAGTCACTGAATTTGCAGGACATACCAATGCAAAAGTTGACTTAAGCTACCAGAATCCAAAAGCGACTCCAAAATGGTTTGAAACAGCAAAGAAGAATCACGGTAAAGCATGGGTTACTCATGTTAAGAAGCAGGCAGGAGGAAGTTGATGGCAGAAGAAAAGAAACCAGTCAAGTACGACATTGATGGTTTTGACGTGATCACAACAGCATTGCAAGAACTGGTAAATCAATTCCCAGAATTAAGAGAGGGAGACGAAATTGCATTTTCTACATTAGATGATGCAAGTGGAAAAGCAATGTTCCCAGTAAGCGGTGCAGTGATTGAATCAGAAAAAGAGAGTATCACTGGTCACGTCACACAGGTTTGTTTGTATCCATTTTGTGTGATCTACCGTATAAGCGGTGCTAATGCAAAACGTAAGGCAGACACGAAAGAGTGGTTGGATAACCTTGGTAAATGGTTGGAAAAGCAAACAATCACAATTAAAAACAACACATATAAACTAGAAGAATATCCAGTGCTGACAGGCAATCGAAAGTTTTTAACGATTGACAGACAGACACCTGCATATTTGGACAGTATAAACGAAAACAAGTCTGAGAATTGGGCTATCAATATTTCTGCCCGATATCAAAACGACTTTGATAGATAAATTAACTATTAACTGGTCTACGACAGGATGTAGATCACTGACCTTGAAAAGATAAAGGAGAATCATAATGGCAGTTACAACAGGTAAAATTGACCGTAAGTATATGGCTCATTTCTTAGATGCAGGCTCTTTGTGCGGTGGTAAAACACCATCCTATGAACGTCTTGGAAAAGACTTAGAAGAGTACAATGTCGAACTTAATCCAGATACAGAAACAAGTAAAAATATTATCGGAGAATCTACATTCAAACACAACGGATATGAGGTTTCCTCAGAAGCCGATCCTTATTACGCAGAAGCTGACAGCACATTAAGCCAGAAGTTGCAGGAGATAATTGATAATCGTTACAAAGACGATAATCTGAAAACTACCGCAGTAGAAGTACACCTATGGAAAGAAGCATCAAGCGGAGCTTATGAAGCATACGCAGAGGATTGTTATGTTGTTCCAACATCCTACGGTGGAGACACAAGTGGTTACCAGATTCCTTTCACAGTTAACTACGCAGGAAACCGCAGAAAAGGTACTTACAACGTAACATCTGGAACATTTTCAGAAAGTGCTACACAGGACTTAAAAGACAACAGCAAAGCAGTTTTATCATAACAAGGAGTGCGGGATATGGAAGAACTTAGACGAAAAGTCAAAACTGGGGCATTAAATGTAATTTTAACGAATGAAGATGATGAGGAAATCGGAAGATTCCCATTCAACCCAGTTGATTTAAATATCGTAAGAAGATACGAAGAAGTTGTTGCTAATTTGGAAAAGATGGAACTTCCAGAGGATGCTACAGAGCAGGATATCTTAGAACTGTCTGACAAATTAGAGGGGCAGATTGATTACTTGCTTAACTCTAAAGCTTCTAAGTCTGTATTTGCTATTTGCAATCCACTAACTCTTACAGAAAGCGGAGATTTCTTCATCGAGAACATCATCGTGGAGATCGCAGATATTATTGAGCAGGTAACAGACCAGAGAATCAAGAAGAAACAGGCGAAAATTAAAAGGGCAACGTCTAAATATCACAAATAATGGAAGCTTGGGAACTTCCTACATCCATAGTAGTTGGTGGCATAGATTATGAAATACGCACAGATTTTCGTGCAGTTCTGGACATTTTAAAAACATTTAATGACCCAGACTTTGAGAACGATGAAAAGTGGATTGTTTGCCTTACCATTTTATACGTTGATTTTGGAAATATGCCGCCACAAGACTATGAAGAAGCTATTGAAAAAGCCATCGAATTTATTGACATGGGTATAAAAGATGATGGGAAGAAACAACCTCATGTGATGGATTGGGAACATGATGCACCAGTTATCATCCCATCTGTTAACCGTGTACTTGGAAAAGAAATACGAGCTATGCAGTATTTACATTGGTGGACTTTTTTAGGAGCTTACATGGAAATTGGGGAGTCTTTGTTTTCGCAGATTCTTAGTGTTCGCATGAAGAAAGCTAAAGGAAAGAAACTGGAAGACTGGGAAAGAGAGTTCTACAAAGAAAATAAAACGCTTATTGACCTAGATGTTAAATATTCCGAAGAGGAATTAGAAGAACAGAAACGTTTGAACGATTTACTGAATGGGAAAGGGGCGTGATTGAATGGCTACACAAAAAGCGGATGGAAGTATTTATATCAAAACAGAAATTGATACAACCGAAGCAAAAGCAAGTGTGAAAGAAATCGCATCCCTTTTAAAACGTTTATCCAATCAAGTAAAAACCATTGGAAAATCAATGGAAAAAGCCATGAGTGGCGGTATAAAAGCACCAGATACAAAAGGTATGGACGTTGTCGAAGAAAAAGCAAAGACCGTGGCTGAGGAACTGGAAAAGACCACACAGGCAGAAAAGAAACTTGATAACATAGACATTAAAACGACTGCACTTGATACGTTAGATAAAGCTATAGAAAGCACAGGACAGAAGCTTGCAGAGTTAGAAAAAGCACAGATAGATGTATTCAATAGAAATCAGAGTGCAACATCTTCCCCTGTATTTCAAGCAATGGAGAGTGCCGCTTCTAAATTAGATCAGCAATATGAACAGTTGATCGCAAAAAAGAAGCAGTTGGAAACATCTACAGCAGGAAACACTGGACTGCCTAAGACTGGAAAGCTGACAGGTGGAACAGGTCTTGCAAGTGAGGAAAGTGCTAATGCATTAGCCAAACTTAATGCAGAGATCACAGGCACAGAAACAAAGGTAGAACTGTTAAATAACAGCTTGGAGCAGACAGTACAGGCACAACAAAAGATAAGTGACAGCCCTATCAACACTACAGCTTATCAGATTCTTGAACAGACACTACAGCAGGTAGAAGCACAGTTTAATCAAGTGGCACAGACTCAGCAAGAGTTGTTTGCAAGAAATCAAAGTGTTACAAGTTCTCCTGCCTTTATGGCATTGGAGAGTGCGGCAGAGAAGTTAGGCAGGCAGTACGATTCACTGATTGCTAAGAAACGGCAGTTAGAAAGCGGTGGGGGAGCAGTACAAACACCTGCGATCAAGACAGCCCCTATGACTGGTGCATATTCTGCCACGGCATCTAGTGCAAGTCAAAAAGCTTTGGATGCCTTAAACAAAGAAATAACACAGACAGATGCAAAAGAAAAAGAACTTGTTAACACAAATAGTAGGCTTGGTTCATCATTTAAGAATGTCAGTCAGTCTGCGGACAGTGCTAAGACAAAGACAGGCGGTATTTCATCTATCTTTAGTAGGATGGGTGGAGTCGTATCTGGACTTGGAAAACGTCTTGGTGGACTGGCACAGAACTTCACAAGCACAACAAACAGTGCTAATAATGCAAGATTTTCTATTGGTCGAATGGTCGGTATGAGTATATTATATTCTACCGTTTTTGGAATGATTTCTAAAGTTAACAGTGGAATCATGACAGGCATCAATAACCTTGCACAGTATTCGTCAGCTACTAATGCTTCGATATCCTCCATGATGTCAGCATTAACTCAGTTACAAAACAGTTTGGCAACAGCATTTGCCCCGATTTTGTCCGTAGTTGCACCTATATTAACGGCATTCATGAATATGTTATCAAAAGCGATCACGTATATAGGAATGTTTATAGCGGCACTGACAGGACAGAAATCTTTTACGAAAGCAAAAGCTGTACAAGAAGATTATGCGGCATCACTGAACAAAACATCCAGTGGAGCTAATAAGGCGGCAAAAGCTACAAAGAATAACGCAAATGCCACAAAAAAAGCAAATAAAGAGATACAAACATACCTGTCTGGATTAGATGAAATCCGACAGTATCAGAAAGAAAAAGATAATGATACCCCTAGTTCTTCCACACCGTCAGCAGGCGGTGGCGGTGGAGTGGGCGGTGGTTACACTGGTCCATCCATTGGAGATATGTTTGAGAAAGTCCCTATTGAATCTTCCATCGCAGATATTGCTAAGAAGATTAAGGGCCTCGTAAAAAAAGAGGACTGGGAGGGACTTGGAGCTTATATTGCATCGGGTATCAACAAAGGATTGCAAAAAATCTATAATGCCATCAATTGGGATAATGTAGGCCCGAAGATTACATATTTTGTGAACGCATTTACACGGACATTCAATAGTCTTGTTGATCACATAGACTGGGATTTAATGGGACGTACTGTGGGTGCAGGTATTAATACAATTGTCAATACACTGAATCTGTTGATAGAGGGAATCAATTGGAAAAATCTTGGTTCAAAAATTGCAACAGGTATCAACGGTTTATTCAACGAAGTAAATTGGAATAATGTAGGGCAGTTGTTTGCAAATAAAATAAATGTTCCGTTTCAAATGTTAGAGGGAGCTGTAAATACTCTTAACTGGGCAAAAATAGGAACGTCAATAGGTGGATTTTTGAATGGTGCAATCAACCAGATAGATGTTAAGTCTATTGGTACAAGCTTATCTGGATTAGCATTAGGAATATTAACAACATTAGATAATGCACTTACTACAACAAACTGGTCACAGCTTGGCACAAAATTAGCAACATTATTAACATCCATTGATTGGGTCGGAATATTTGTCAATGCAATATCTGTTGCAGGGAAAGCCATTACAGCATTAACACAACTCGGTGTGTCTTTTATGGATAACTTGGCAAAAGGTATTACAAATGGGACACAGCAGTTTATTAGTAAGGGATTATCAGCATTGACGAGTTTTACTGCAAACTTAAGAAGCAATGCAGGAAAATTAGTAGATTCTGGTTTAAAGCTTATGTTAAATCTTGCAAAAGGTATAGCAAAAGCAATGCCAGACATCATCAAAAATGTACCACAGATTGTGATTAATATTGCAGGCGTTATTAACGATAATGCCCCTAAGATATTACTTGCAGGAGTACAGCTTATCGCAATCTTGCTCAAAGGTCTCATCCAGTCAATACCGACATTGATCGCAAACGTGCCAAAGATTGTGCAGGCAATCGTCAGTGTATTTACAGCTTATAATTGGCTATCACTTGGAAAAAGCCTCATCACAGGTATTAAAAACGGAATTATGAATGCAAAAAATACTGCGGTTGATGCTATGAAGAATACATACAATGGCGTGATTGATGCGATAAAGAATTTACCGTCTAAACTCAAAGGACTTGGAGAAAACGGAATTAAAGGGATAGGCAATGGAATTACTGGGAAATTGTCTGGGCTTAAAACAACGGCAGGAAAAATATTGACCAATATTATAGAAGCGGTTAAAAATCTACCTAGAGAGTTGGCAAAAAAAGCGACATCTGCTATTAGGGATATGAAAACTACATTTAAAAATGTTGATTGGGGAAGTGTCGGTATGAATGTAGTAAAAGGTATAGCAAAAGGCGTTGGAGACTTTGCATGGATTCTTGTCGATAAAATGACAAGTCTTGCACAAAAGGCATGGGAGGGTGTTAAAGATTTCTTTGGAATCCATTCTCCATCACGACTTATGAGAGATACAGTAGGTAAGATGATACCTGCCGGAATCACAGTAGGCCTTGAAAAAGCTTTCCCAGATACGATTGATACATTATTAGACCAATCTAAACAGTTGGCAAATGTACCATTTACAGCACCATATGTAGCAAACGGAGCGGTAATACCTGCAAAAGCATCCGCAGTGATCGCACAAAAGCAACACAGTACAGATAGCAGCAACAATGATGTACTCAATTTACTTGAACAACTATTATCTGTTATGAAGTCTTTAGAATCAAACAACAGCGGTAACAATGGTGGGGATTATCATTTCACAGCACAGATTAACCGCAGGACGTTGTTTGATGAATTTATCGAAGAAGCAAAACTAAGACAAATGAGTAATGGTAGAAATCCATTCAGCCTTGCGTAGAAAGGAGTAAAAAATGGCACAGGATTATATAAAAATCAATAATAAAAAAGTCTGGCAACCAGATTCAGACACAGCTGTAGCATTTGAAACTACCTATACGCAAGGTAGCACAAGGGCACAGTCTGGTAAAGGAAAGTTTACCCCGATGTTCACAGTAGAGCGATTTACATACAGTGCATCGGATGTGCCAATGTCTAAGGTTACGGAAATATTAGAAATGGTGGCACGTGGTAAATCTTTTGATTTACATTATTTTTCTGTATTTTACGGAGAGTGGAGAACAGCAAAGTTTTATGTCGGACAGGTATCGGACATTAAGATAAAAACACTTAAAAATAACCATGAAAAAGTATCAAGTATATCTTTCAATATGCAGGGGGTTAACCCGATATGATAAATGTAAGTGATGAATTTAAACAGCTAATGACAGAACGACAAGATTTTAAATGCAATGCAGAAGTAACGCTTGCGAATGGAACTGTACTGCCATTAGGAGAAGATGATTTTTCAATAGATAACAATAGTCTTGTTGATTCGGCAAGTGCTAACACCATTCCTTTAGGTGTTGCACTCAGCCGTAATGTACAGTTAGAAATCATGAATGACGATGAACACTTATCTGATTATGATTTCTTTGGAGCAAAAATCAGACTATATCTGACGTTTGAATTATCATCAACGATAGAAAAAATTGAATACGGTATATTTACCGTCACTCAACCAGAAACCTACGGAAGTGTTGTAACGATTGTTGGATACGATGATATGTATAAAGCAGATAAGACATACAGCACAACATTGACATTCCCTGCGACAGCAAAGAGTGTGCTAATTGATAGTTGTGATACCTGCGGTATCTTGATTGGAAATAGTAACTTTTTACATAATGACTTCCAGATACCAACCATGCCATCTAGTGAGTATACACACCGACAAATTATAGGATTTATTGCAATGATTGCCTGCGGAAATGCAAGAATTGACCGCACAGGGCGATTACAGATAATGACCTATGATTTTGATTATGATAGTGAGGATATTCATAAATTGGTTGATTACAATAAACTGACAAGTGATACGAACGATGTGCAGGTAACAGGCGTACGAATGACACGAAAGGTTACTACAACCGATGATGATGGCAATACAAGTGACACAGAAAAAACGGTACAAGTTGGTAAAGATGGTTATGTTTTATCTGTAGAGAATCCACTTGTAACAGGGCATGAAGAGACACTTATTTCGTGGATTTATGAAAAGTTTGGAAATGTGACTTTTAGAGCTTTTACGATGGACTATATATCTTATCCAATAGCAGAGTTTATGGATAAGATTAAAGTTACAGATTGGAGAGAAAATAGCTTCTATTCTGTATTAACAGATGTAAACTTTGTATTCTTCGGATATACAACATTAAAGAATAGTGCAGAATCTCCATTGCGTAACCAGAGCAACTACACATCAAGTAATCAAAAAGCGATCATACAAGGGAAACAGTTAGTTGAGCAGGAAAGAAATAACCGTCAAAATGCTGTAGATAAGATGCAAGAAGCATTAAAAAATAGTAACGGAATGTATTCAACACAGGAAGTGCTATTGGATGGTTCAACTATATATTATCTCCATGATAAACCAACAATGAAAGAATCAAAGAATGTTATCAAATTGACAGCAGAGGTTATTGGATTTTCTATAGATGGCGGTAAGACATATCCTTATGGATTCACGATCACTGGGGAAATGGTAGCAAGATTGCTTTATACAGAGGGAATCAATGCAGATTATATCAACACTGGTGCATTAACAGTCAAAGATAAATCTGGAAATATTATCTTCTATGCAGATATGGAGACTGGTACTGTAAAGATTTCTGGGGACAACGTCACGATTGGTGGCAAAACAGCACCAGAAGCAATTAGTGATGCTGTGAAAGAATCTAAGAACTACGCAGATGGTAAAGTATCAGATTTTGCAGAAACAGTTACAAAAAGTGTAGCGGACCTACAGAACCAGATAGACGGACAAATTGAGACGTTCTACTACGATTACGAACCAACATTAAAAAATATCCCTGCTTCTGACTGGACAACAGAAGATGATAAAAAGAAGCATGAGGGAGACTTATTTTATTGGAAATCTAAAGGATATGCCTACAGATTCTTCAAAGATGGCGACACATGGAAGTGGCAGTTAGTACAAGACACGGACGTTACAAAAGCATTAAGGACAGCATCTTTCGCACAGTCCACAGCAGACAGTAAATGTCGTGTATTTTTGACACAGCCTACACCACCTTATGATACTGGCGATATGTGGAATCAAGGACAGAACGGAGACATCCTTACTTGCGTTGTAGCAAGGGGAGAGGGTGCAAGTTATGTGGAAACCGACTGGCAGAAGCTTAATAAATACACAGATGATGAGACTGCTAACAAGGCACTGGAAGAAGCGAGAAAATCTCGTGCAATGATTATCAATCTGGACAACGATTATCAAGCAATCACGACAGATTATAAGGGAGAGTACACATCATTTCCAGAGTGCCACACGACAGCACAGGTTTTATACGGTCATACTGATATATCTAACGACTGTACTTACAACGTGCAGAAGTCAAGCGGTGTCGTAGGTTCTTGGAATAATTCAACTCATACCTACACTGTGACAGCATTAACAACAGATGTTGGATGGGTGGATATTACAGCAAATTATCTTAATACTTATTCAGTTACGAAAAGATTTGACATTGCGAAATTAAAAGGCGGTATTCCTGGAGAAACAGGTGCAAAGGGAGAAACTGGTGCTACTGGTCCGCAAGGGCCACAGGGAGAGAAAGGTAACACTGGTGCGACAGGACCGCAAGGAGAAAAAGGCGAAAAAGGAGACCAAGGACCACAGGGGTTACAAGGAATCCAAGGACCGCAGGGAGAACAGGGTATCAGAGGCCCGCAGGGTGCTAGTGGAGCTACAACATATTTCCACATTAAGTACAGCTCTGTTGCAAAACCTACAACAGCTTCTCAAATGACTGAAACCCCATCTACCTATATTGGAACATACGTGGACTTTACAGAAGCCGACTCAAACGACCCATCTAAATATACATGGGCAAGATTCCAAGGATTACAGGGAGAAAAAGGTACGCAGGGTATCGCAGGTACTAACGGTATTGATGGAAAAACATCTTATCTTCACATCAAATACTCAAACGATGGTGGAAAAACTTTTACTTCCAATTCTGGCGAAACGGTAGGAGATTACATTGGTACTTGTACGAATTACAACCTAAACGACCCAACGACAGTAGCTTCTTACACTTGGGCAAGAATCAAGGGAAAGACAGGGGCAACAGGACCACAGGGAGAAAAAGGGAATACGGGAGCAACTGGTCCGCAAGGAAGTGCAGGAAGAACGTACTTCATGGAAACATCGTCAAGTATCGTGAAAATGTCTGCGGACAACACGATTGTGCCGAACTACATTACATTATCTGGTTACTACCGTGACGGTACAGCAACAGCACGTACAGCCTATAAGTGCCGATTCAAAATTGAAGAAACAACAGACGGAGATACATACACGACCGTTTATACTTCATCTTCAGATGAAACGGACATTACACACGCACTGTACTCTGTACTAGCGAGTGGTTCAAGTGGTATCACAGCAAGCGGTTCAAGTGGTATCGGTATCTCAAGAAATCTTACAGCATTGAGATGTACGATGTATGCCGCAGGTGGATTTTCACAGGTGTTGGATATTGAGACAATTCCAGTAGCCATTGACGTAGATGCACTGACTCACGAAGATATATTCAATCTGCTGACCAACGACGGAGCATGGCAAGGTATTTATCGTGGGTCTGACGGTAAGTTGTATATCAACTTTACTTATGCTAGAGGTGGAACATTAAATCTTGGTGGAAAAGCAAACACGTACGGTAATGGACAAATGCACGTTTATGATGCAAATGACAATGATATTGTTGACATAAACACGAAAGGGATAGTCGTAACGCATTATATATCAGGCATGGGAGAAAAGCCAATATCATATGTGTGTATAACACCAGACGTGTTCGGTGGTATATATTTATCTGAAAACAAGGATGGAACTGGTGCATGTGCGATTTTGTCCCCAGATGAGATTGTATTAAAAAATAACAGCAGTGGACCAATTACAGTACAGACAGACATAACAATGCATATGACGGATGAATCACTTTATCTTGGGTCGGTAAGTAAATATAAATTTCATTTTGGAAAAGAAAAATCAAGTTTTTATCAGCCAGTTACTATTGGCGGAAGTTTGTCTGTTGCAGGAACAAAAAACAGAATCATAGATACAGAAAATTACGATACAAGAAAGCAGTATTGTTACGAAACAGCAACCCCATATTTTGGGGATATAGGTTCTGGATGTACTGATAATACAGGAAAATGTTACATAGACATTGACGATATATTTTCAGAGACAGTAAACATAGGTGTTGAGTACCAAGTATTCTTGCAGAAAGAGGGGCAAGGCGATATATGGGTAGAAGAAAAGACCGATAGTTACTTTGTTGTAAAAGGTACTGAAAATCTTAAGTTCTCGTGGGAAATCAAAGCAATTCAGAAAGATTACGAATTTGAACGACTTGAAAAATTCGATAACTCAGAAAAAGAAGAAGTGATTGACTATGAGAAAGAATATATGGAAGAAATCAACGATTTGATTAAAGAACAGGAGGAAATGTTAAATGAAACAGTTGAGTAGCTTTATGGTATTAAATATTGACGGTGGAGACAGAGTATCATACACATACAATGAGATTGACGATAACACAGGAGAACCATTGTCACAGAATAAAAAAGAAAATTTCTGGGTAGTAGATAAAGAACTTAAAAAGCACATTGATGCTATCAGAAGCTACGTCAGAGAAAACAAGTTGAATTAAGGAGTGATGTTATGGCAATCAATATACCTTTAGTACATATATCGGATTTAACAGAGAAAAAGACAATATCAAATGATGATTACATGCTTACTGGTGGGAGTACCGCCAGTAAGGTTAAGTGGTCAACGATCGTGTCTCTGATAAAAACTAAATTAGGGATTGGAAATATAGAAGATAGTATAAGTAAAATACAGTCAGATATTTCTACGTTAAATAGTGATTTTTCAAGTTTACAGTATAAAACCTATGGCATTGATGGATTTGCTATTA